CATCCGCATGCGTCAACAACGATAAGTGACGCGGAGCGCCTTTGACAACTCGCCAGTAGGCCTCTGATCCTTTGAATGGCTAAGTAAAGCGCAGGTCAAGAGCGACATTCACCCTCGGTAATTATGGGCCCTTATATCGAACGGTTGTTCTCTACATCGTTGCAACGTTTCTGAAACAGCAGGTCAAGGCCCCGCATTGGACTGCCGGTCTAAAACCGGTATGCCTGATGCGGGTTCACTATTCCTGGTCGGCAACGTCCCTCGAACGGGTGAAAAGTTGCCGCGTCGTGATCCAGTCGCTACCGTACGGCACGACCGAGTTATGGTCTAGCGCGGGTACTGGGGCCAGTACCGTGCATAGCCCATAGCTTAACTCCCAGCTCAGGGGCTATCGTGCATCATGTGAGACCAACGGAGCCAGTAGCAATCTACGCCCGCATATCCGATGACCAGGAGGAGGAGGCGCGAGGCGTAGCACGCCAGGTGAAGGACTGTACGACAGTCGGCAACCTTCGGGACTGGCCCACCAGCCCAGATCACCACTACATAGATAACAGTGTGTCCGCCTACAAGCGGCGCGTCCGTCGCCCCGAGTGGGAACGGCTGATGACCGACCTCGAAGCCGGCCGCGTCGGCGGCGTCATCACCTACGACCTTGACCGCTGGGCACGCCAGCCAAAAGACCTTGAACGCACCATTGACCTGTTCACCGCCAGAGACGGGCTGGTATTCGCCACGGTCCAGGGGGACATAAATCTGATGACCCCGGACGGGATCACCATGGCCCGCGTCATGGTCGCATTCGCCAACAAAGCAAGCATGGACACGGCACGGCGCGTAAAGCGCAAGCACCTGGAACAGGCGCACGACGGCCAGCCCGTAGGCGGTTGGCGCACTGCCGGATGGCAGGCAGACAAGCTCACGCTTGACCCGTTTGAGTCAAACCTCATCAAGGAAGCTGCCAAGCGGGTCATGTCCGGCGTCTCGCTGTACCGCATCGTAAAAGAGTGGAATGAGGCCGGGTTCAAGACCCCGAGGGGCAACGTCTGGGTGTACCAGACGGCAAGGTCCCTAATGCTGAATGACCGGCTAGCCGGATACCGGAACCTTCACGGCAAGCCCCTCCTTGGCGAAGACGGCGGCCGGGTACAAGGCCGTTGGGACCCGATACTTACGCCCGAAGAACACGCGGCCGTGGTGAAGGCGCTTAGGAGCGCCAGCACCGGAGGTACCGGCCCGAGGGGGCCCCGTGGGACCAAGAAATACCTACTGTCAGGCCTGATCCAATGCGGGGTGTGCTTCGGCCCGATGTATGGGACGCCAACCAAGTACGGCCACAACTACCATTGCCCCACGTCCGGCAGTAAGCGCCGGTCATGCGGAACGGTTGCCGTGAACGGCACCGAAGCCGACAAGCTGATGACGGACTTGTTCCACGCGCAAGGCGTGGACCGCGAAGAAGTCGAGATCGACCACGCCGGCCTGATCGCCGCCGCTGAAAAGCGGCTCGCCGGGATCACCATCGAACTGAGCACCTTGGGCGCCCAGTTTGGGGCGGGGGAACTTCCTGCCGAATTCGTGGCAGCGGCCGTAGGGCCGATCAACGCCCGTAAGGCGGAAGCCCTGGAAGAGCTGGAACACCTACGTGAGGCGCAGCTACAGGCCGGGGTCGTGACGTACCTCGGGGGTAGGCCCTGGAAAGACCTTGACGACGACGAAAAGCGAGCCCTGATCGGCTCGCAGTTCCCGTCAATCCTGGTCAAGCGCGCGAAGTCTAAGGGCGGAAAGTTCGATCCGGAACGGATCGTCCCATTGCGGACCAAAGTTCCTGCGTACGGCGAACAGACTCCCGACTCGGCGGACCCAGCCGCTCAACCTGCTTCTGAACCCACGCTCGGCGCTGAGCCTCTGACAACTGAGCCATAGCCGCATCCCTTCCCGTCGCACCCCCGCCCACCTGCGGGGGTGCCTCAAGTATTGCCCTTGACGACTCGACCCGTCAAGGGCGGTAAATGGGTGCCCCCGGGATTTTGGGCCCGGATTTTTGGCCGGGGATTTTGGCCCGGGATTTAGCCCGCGGTTCTCCTCGCACGGCTGCCGCGCCTGCGGGCGCGCTGCCGAGGGCGCCGCCGGGCGCCGTTTCGAGGGCCCGTTTTCGGGCCCGCTTTGGGGGCCGTTTTCGAGCCCGTTTTTGGGCCCGTTCTGCGGGCCGTCAACTGCCGAGCGTGGCCCGCCTTTGCGGGCAGAGGCGGGGGCGCCCTACGGGGCGCGTGTCGGCCGCTCAGCGCGGCCGTTGGGCCCGGCTTTTCCCCGGGGCGCTTGGCGCCCGATGCCGTGGCGTTGAGGCCGAAGCCCTGCCGGCACTGCGGAAAGCCGATCGCCGTTCGGCGGCCATGGCCGCTCCCGGGGAGCCGACCTGGCGGCAGTTGAGTGTGCCTGCCGGGTGAACGGGCTAAGCCGGCGTGCCGTAACCGGCCGTGGCCGGGGTTCGCGGCCTGGCGCCGGGGCCGGGCCGGGGCCGACCGATAGCGCTAGCGCTATATACCGGTGAAAATTTTTCGGAGGGCTCTTCACGGGCGCCGGCGCGGGCGCGTGCAAACTCATGCCCTGTCCGATAGGCGCACTTCGGGCAGTTCAGACCCTCAAGACCAGGAATGACCCGGTTCACCCCTTAGGGCAGTCTTGGGCTCTTGAGCCCGCTTATGTCCTATGATGTCCGTTTCCGGGGTTACCGCCCTTGACGGACTACCTCTATGCGCTTGTGCAGTGCCACGGCCTAAGCCGTCCCACCAGCATGAGCCGGGCGTTTGCCCTGGTCAAGTGCCGTATTGACTGGCTGTACAGCTTCCCGTTATCGTGCTTGACGCCAGCATGGAAATACGGTCCCACCAGGGGAAGGAACGGGAATGACTAAGCACACGGCCCGCGAGTCTTGGCTACGGGAAGCGGCCAAACTCATGAAGTCACGGTTCGATAACATCTCTTGTCCGGTCCCGGAAGACTTCCATGTCTCCGTGGGGTTCAAGCCTGCCGGGGGCTACGAATCGGCGATCGTCATGGGGTGCTGCTACATCCGTGACGTGTCGTCCGCGCACGTAAACGAGATCTTCATTAGCCCGGAATGGGACGAACCGACAGAGGTTCTGGCCACGTTCGCCCATGAACTGATCCATGCGGCCTCAGACTGCCTCGACGGGCATGGGCCAGGGTTCCGGAAATACGCCGTAGCGTTCGGGCTCACGGGCAAGATGACCGCGACCTATGCCGGTCCAGAGCTGCGGAAGTACCTCGCGGGAGTCGCTAAGCGGCTCGGTCCATACCCGCACTCAAAGACCAACATCTTTACGACTACGCGCCGCATCGGCGCGCCAGCGCCAGCACCGGAAGTCCCTAAGCCGCGCGTTAAGGCGCCGGTTGAGCCGACGCCAGAGCCGACCCCTGAGGACTCCCCCACGATCGGCCGGATTCACTCCGGACGCGGGAAGCAACCGACGTTGCGGCTTAAGGTGACGTGCGCTGAGCAGGGGTGCGACTTCCATTGCCGCGCCACGGCTACCAACCTGGCGCTAGGCATGCCAGAGCACTGCGGGGCGCCTATGGAGTGCCCCGAATACGACATGCTCATAGCCAAGAAACACGGGCTACAGCCCGCGTAGCGGCTAACCGCTAAGGGCTCCCGACGCTGGTCGGGGGCCCTTTTTGCTTCTATCCACTTACCGCGCTTGACGAGCTGTACAGCTTGCGCTTTACTTAGTCCTGCCAGCACGGAACGGAACAACGGAGAGGCAAGACAATGAGCATCCTCGCCAGCACCTACGCACCGAATGAACCGGGCGCCCGGACGCTCGCTGAGGCTCGTCCAATGCGCATTGACGGTAAGCGCGTGACGGCCGAGGTTCTGCCGGACGGAACGGCAACGGTGTTCGTCGGGGGAACCATCGTCTACCTCGGCGAAATGCCCGAAGAGGTCACCGGCCACGCCGCGATTCACGATTGGATCGTGTCCACCGCTAAGGCGGCCAGCGCTCCGCGCATCATCACCATTCACAAGACCACTTACGCCACTTGGGATGAGTGGGAAGACGAGCCGGAAGAGATCGACACCGAGACGTTCATCTTGGACGTGAACGGCCTGCGGGAAGACTTCGGAGACTGGAACGATGACGAAACCGTGTGGATTCCGGCGACCGTGGTCGAGGTGGCATCTCGCCTGCTGACGGGCGAACAGTGCAAGTTCTGGGCTTCCGAGTGCTCGTCTTCCGGCGCCGAGGTCCGTAGCGGCGACAACCCGTTCTATATGGATGAGCCCTACACGCACCCGTATACCGGAGTGCGGGAAGACAAGACGGCCCACCTCAGCGGCTTCACTGCCGCCGAGATTGCCGAGATTCACTCGATCGTGATTGGCCGCTAACACATGAACACCTACATGATCACCGTTGCGTCCGGCTCCGAGTGGCTTAGGGACACTGAGGCGCCCTGGTCCTACCTCATAGAGGCCAACGACATAGAGGCCGCTAAGCGAGCCGCTGAGGCTCACCACGCGCAAGGGCAGGACGATCCCGAGTGCTTCGCCATAGGGGCCGTTGAGGGCATCCCGCCGGAAGCCGCTCACTACTACTTCAACGATCTGCGTAGCCGCTGACACTGCCTCTCGCACACGGCCTAGGCCGTGTCCGGGGGAGTGTGCCAGAGCACACAGCGCCAGCATGAACACCCACTAGGAAGGCTAGACCGTGGACCGCGAAGATCTGGAAATGATGCGCGAGGCTCGCCGGAACGGCGAGACCATCACGACGCACGACGCGCGCAAGATCGCCTCTTGGTATCAGTCCCCCGGTCGCGACGGAATCGGGTTCGCTCAGTTCGCGTCCACCGGCACGCTTCCGACTCGCCGAGACATGGAACGCGCTATCAGCCGTGAGCAGCGGGACGCCGGTCCGATCGAGCGGGGCGCCCTGGCCGCGCTCCGGTTCTACGTCCGCAACCCGCGTCTCCGTCCGGACGCGCTGTGAGTGCCTGGCGTGACCGCGTAGCGGTTTCCTACCGGCGCCTCATGGCGCACTGCGCAACGTGCGCCCTCTGCGAAGTGCAGACGTACGGATATCACCAGATCACTAACCCTCATGGGCAGTGCGCGGACGGGATGGCGCTTCTGACTGCCCACGAAGACGCTATACAGGCGGAGGACTGACCCATGATCGGGTTTATCGCGTTCGGCGCGCTGGTCGCGCTCGGCATCATCCACGCTCGCCGGAAGCGGCGTGAAGCGGAAGCGCGCGAAATCGTCGCAGCGCACAAGGCGCGGCAGGCACGCGCTGAGGCTGACAAGGCAGTGGCCGAATTGGAGCTTCACAAGGCGCAGAATCCGCCCCGCCGTCCGGGGCGTCCGCGCAAGGCGCCGGAAGGGACTGCGGAATGATGGGCCCGTTTGAATCCGTCGCCATCCGAACCGCTGGCGGCCTGACGACAGACACCGTGTGCCTTAACCGGTGGCTCAACCTGAAAACGGCCGGACACCCGGACGTGTACACGTCGGAAGAGATAGCCGACTCCACCAGGGCGGCAGAGATCTACACGCACGTTCTGAAAGAGCGCAAGCAAGCGTCCCGGTGGGACGCGTCCGCCCACACCTGTCGATTCTGCAAGAGCGTCTAGCCCACCAGACAAGAAAGACCCTCCCCCAACGGGGAGGGTCTTTTTCGTGTGCCCAGACATGCCCTTGGGCAACGGAAGGCCTTAAAGGCGTCTCTCACGGCCTAGCAGACCCCTTAGGGTCTCCCAACACCAGGACGGCCCCACGGGGCCGCGTACGGGCCTGCCAGATACCGCCCTTGACGTATCTAGGACAGCGGCCTAGCTAGCCGGAAGTGAACCGCAGACGAAACGGGCTCAACGGCAAACCCGATCGGGGCCGCGCCCCCAACGAACGGCTTAGCCGAGATAAACGCGTACTCGAACGCTGCGGAAGGGCCCTCCGCGCTCACGGGAAGCCCTGTGACGAGCCGACCGGCCGAGGATGCCACCCATGCCCCGTCAAGCTCTTCAAGGCCGCTCTCAACGTCTTCCGTAGCCAGGTCCCACACCACGGTCACCATGAATTCAGACATGGCGCCAGCGTAGCCGGAAACGCGAAACGGGCCGCCCCCCTACGGGGACGGCCCTTTGGTGCCTTCCTACAGCTCTGAGAAGTCCACACCGAACATGGATAGCCAGTGCGCCAGCCTCAGAACGTCTTGCACGTCCTCCGGGTACCGGTAGCGCAGTCGCGTCCGTAGGTAGTCCGGGACGTCCGACCAGCGGTCGGCCGGAACCCATTGGAGCTTAACCCACGTAGCCACTAGGCCAAGCTTCCGACCGGGCACGTACTCCGTTGTCACCTTGTACCCCTGGGATGCCGCTATAGCCGCTATGCGGTCAACGGCGGCCGGAATCTCAAACAGGGGCACTAGACCAGCCTTCCATCCGGCGTAACGGTCCAGATGTGACCCTCGATCCGCTCCCACCCGATCGGCTCTGCGAGGAACGTCCGCGTTCCGTCCATTTGGGTGATCCGAATGAGGCGGTACTCAGTCCCGTTGATCAGCCGGAAGAAAGCCTCATACCGCGTTCCGTTCGGAATCCGGTAGTCCGCCATAGTGCGACGTGGCCCGATCTTCACTTGCAGCCCCCGAACCACTTCACCGGAGACTGAACGGTCACGACCCACCGGCCGTCATGCACGTAGCTGGTAGTCGTGTTGTACCAACCGGCCACCGGGCAACCGTCATACATGGCGTCACAGCCGTAGCCGTCCCATGAACGGGCCGTCGCAGACTGCCCGCGCACCGGGTACGCCCTGCCACGCGCAACCCGATTGAGCTGCACGCGGCATTCCGACACCCGACCAGCCTTGACCGACGTCTCTCCGATCACGTTGGTAATCGCCTCAGCGCCAAAGTGCCCGTTCGTAATGCGACCGGCGCAAGCGTCGCTGATCACACCCCGATAGGTGTACTGCACACCCTTCACAGTGCTACGGCAGCTGTACGGGTTAGTGCTGGCAGCACTGGCGCGCACAGCACCAACGGCCGTCATGCCCAACAGCAGGCCGATCAACAGTGCCGTGACCTGCCCTAGACGCTTCCACATGGCTTGCTTGCCTCTCTTGTCTGGGGCTGCTGTACAGCCCCCCGTTTCATGCTGGCGGGATCAGTAGACACGTCAAGGGAACTACGTGTCAAGCCCAAGCAAGAGCAGACAAGGCACGGCAGGCAGCCGTGCATAGAGGAGTGCCACCGGCAAGGCACAGCACAGACAGGCACGAAGTAAGGCAGCCCTAACCCATCCCCCGGAATTCAGACCCCACCCGCCTAGACCAGGCGCCCGACCACGGTCGGGGGATCAGATAAGTACCCAGTTGGCAGGTTCTCATCACAAGAGCCTGCCCTGTTCACGTATGTCCAAATTTGATATCAATAGTAATGGTTAGAAACAAACATGTGGGTATAGGGGGGTCAAAAGTGTAATGTCCGATTTGGCCAGGACCCGCGCAGGCTTATTTTTTACGCTGCATGTTTGGCCGGCGTTTTGCACTGCAACACAAAGAGGGCCCCCAGTGGGGCCCCGGTCGATTGCTCGACGTGGGGGCCGCTGAAGGCCCTGCGGGAACCAGTAGAGCACGCCTCAGGGCGTGCCGTCAAGCGCGATAAGTGACGGATCTCGCGGGTTAGCCGCGTTCTTTCACGATTACAGCCGTGATCCTGGCGGATCACGCTGTGTTGTGTGACCAAGGCCACACGGGCAAGGCGAACACCCTTCGGCGAGGGGTCACCGATGTATAGGTTAGAGCCCCTGGGGGGGGTAAGGGGGGGCCAAGTATGGCCCCTTAGGGCCAAGGGCTCTCAAGAGCCCCGAAGGGCGCCAGCCCGAGAGGGGCTGACACCCGACAACCCCAGAAGCGGCCTCAGGGCCGCTAAGTAAAGACCTAGCGCGCATGCGCGCAAGCTACGGCGTCCGCTCCTTCGGGCTACCGCCGCTTCAACTACCCGCCGGTGATCCCGGCGGGGAGGCCACATGCCGCCCTTGAGGGGCGGATATCGCATCGGCGCTTACCGCCGATGCTCTTAGGCGGGGGTGTTCAAGATCCCTCGGTCTATGTGCCGCCGATGCCGGCGGCTTGTTCCTCTCGGTGAAGCCTTTTGTTCGAGGCACCGCGCAGAAGCGCGGTACTCAAACGCGTGGGCGACGAACAGTCGCCTAGCAAGGCTTGCGCACCCCTGGTGCGTTCGCTGCGGTTCGGTCGTTGACCTCACCGCCGATCACATCATCCCGCGTTCGCGCGGCGGGACAGACGAACTCCACAACATCCAAGTTCTGTGCCGGTCCTGCAATTCGCGCAAACACAACCACCGAGGGGGGTGAAATTCTCATGCCGGGGCCACCGCCGAAGCCAACCCATCTAAAGGTTCTGACTGGCAATCCAGGCAACAGGCCTCTTCCTGAGAACGAACCCCAGCCGGCGAAGGGCGAGCCGGTAAAGCCCCCATGGTTGAAGGGCCGCGCGGCTGCCGCGTGGCGGGAGCTGGTCCCCGAGCTGGCCCGCATCGGGCTTCTCACGGTCGTGGACGGTCACGCACTCGCGGTCTACTGCGAGGCGTGGGCAACGTACGTCCAGGCCTCCGAGATCGTTCGCACCGAAGGGATTCTGATCGACTCCTACCGGGGCGGGAAGGCGAAGAACCCCGCAGCTCAGATCATGAGGGATTCCGCGGATCTGATGATGAAGGTCGGGGGGCAGTTCGGGCTGACGCCCGCGACCCGCGCCCGGCTCCAGGTGCCGGACGACGGCACAGACGGATTCGACATGGAGTCGCTTTTGAGCGGCTGAGGCTTCCAGCGGACGCGGGGGGCCGCTGGATGGCGGTTGAGGCCCCGGGGTTGAGTTCGACTCCCCCGGGGTTTCCCGCAAACTGCCGGTAAGCTCAATTGGCAGAGCTGCCTTCTCAGAATGAAGGCGTGTGCAGGTTCGAGGCCTGCCCGGTCGGCTTTTCTCGGGTAGTTCAATGGCAGAACAGCGGGACTATATCCCGTGCGTTGCGGGTTCGAGTCCCGTCCCGAGAGCTTCAAGGGGGTTACATGGCACGGCTCGTTCAGACCAGGGTTGCGCGGATTCCGCGCGTCAGGGCGCCGAAGGCGGTTCGGGCTCCGAAGCCCCCGAAGCCTCCGAAGGCGGTTTCCCTTCCCGGAGTCACGCTTGGCCGGACTTCGAACCGGTCGCCCCGCGCAGGGGCGCATGTCCATCACCACCACGCGACGCCGCACGCGCCGCACGCGCACCACGTTCCGCCGCACCACACGCCGCACCACGCGGCGCCGAAGCCCCCCGCCGGCCACCGCCGACACAAGCACCACTGAAGGCCCGTGTTCCTGAGCGCCCGTGTTCCTGGGCGCTCACGTTCCTGAGCGTTCGCGTTCCTGGGCGCCTCAAGTATTGCGCTTGACGAGTCAAGGGCGCTAACGTCTCCCCTGAAAGAACGCCAGGGGCCGCGCCAACGGCCCCCGGCGTAGAGCACACCAGGGAACGGACCCCCGATGCGCATTCAGCGTAGCAACCCGACCACGCGGTTTGTGGTCCTGCCGAACGAGACGGCCCAGAACCACGCCCTGAGCTTTACGGCCCGGGGCATCCTGGCCTACCTGGTGTCTCTGCCGGACGGAGCTGCGGAGACTGTCAAGACGCTGGCCGCGAAGTCGCGGGAGGGCCGCACGGCCGTCACGCGGGCCATGCAGGAACTTGAGGACGCCGGTTACCTGCGCCGCGAGGCGAAGCGGGTTGCAACCGGCTTCAGCGGTACCGAGCTGGTCATATCCGACGTCCCCGCTGGTGAAGCTGAGCGCCCGGAAATGCGGGCGCCCGGGTCTTCGGGCGATGAAACCCTAAAGAACCTCTCTTCAAAAAACCCAAACCCAACCCCGGAGGCGCCTGCGGCGCCGGTCGGGTCTGGTTCGGTCGAGATGACCGAATCGGAGAAGGCCCTTGCGGGCCTGGCGGCGATCGACAGCCGTCTGCACCTGACCGCCGCTGACGTAGCGGCCTTGATGCCTCTTGCGGATGAGTGGTTTGCCCGGGGCGCCGATGGGCGGCAGTTCGCTGCCGTGCTGACGCTGGCCCTTCCGGAGACCATCAACCGTCCGGCGGCGTTCCTGCGCCGTCGCCTTACCGACAAGATGCCCGCTGCGCGGCCCGTAGTGGCCGCTGTGACGGCCTCGCAGGCGGCCCGGCACCTCTGCCCCGAGTGCGAGCGTCCGAAGGCCGCTGAAGGCCTCTGCGCGGATTGTGACGTCAAGGAAGTTACGCCCGTCGAGACTGGCTCCCGCGACTGGCGCCAGATGGCCCGACAGTTCGGCGTCGGAGCCTTGACGGCCTAACCCCTGACCCTTCTAGAAACGGCACCGGAGGCCCCTACGGGGGCCTTTCGGCGTGTGCTTGGGGGTGCGGATGCTTCTCGCTCCCCACGCGCCCGCAGATGCCGCTGAGGGCCTGTTCCGGTGGGACGAAGGCGCGGCCGATCGGGTCGTGAACTTCTTCGAGAAGGTCTTGGTTCACACCAAGGGCCGTCACGCGCGTAAGCCGTTCCTGTTGACGGGATGGCAGAAGAACGACATTGTCCGGCCGCTGTTCGGGACGATGGCCTATGACGAGCAGTACGACGAATGGGTACGTCAGTACCGCGTTGCGTGGCTTGAGATGGCCCGCAAGAACGGCAAGTCCGAGCTTGCCTCCGGCTTTGCCCTGTACGGCCTTGTAGGCGACGGGGAAGAGTCGGCCGAGGTTTACTCCGTCGCGGCCGACCGCGATCAAGCCTCATTGGTCTTCGACGTCGCTAAGCGGATGGTCGAGCTTTCTCCCGTCCTGTCTAAGCGGCTCGTGGTCGTGGCGTCCAAGAAACGCATCATTGACCCGAAGACGAACAGCTTTTACGCGGTCCTCCCCGGGGACGCCTCCGGCGCCCTCGGCACTAACCCGTCAATGGTCTTGTTTGACGAGGTTCTGACGCAGAAAGACCGGCATCTTTGGGATGCAATGCGCCAGGGCTTCGGTACCCGGCGTCAGCCGATTCTTATCGCCACTACTACAGCCGCGTACACGTCGGCTCGTTTCGCCTTGGAGGAACACGAGTATGGAGAACAACTCCTCAGCAAACCTTCCGGCGACCCTTCCCGGTTCGTGTTCATGCGGAATACTCCACGCGATTGGGATTGGCGTGACGAAGGAACACCAGCCAACCCCGACACTGGAGAGCCCGCAACCGGCTGGTACCACGCCAACCCCGCCCTTGGAGACTTCCTCAGCATCGGAAACCTGAGGTCCGAGGCCCTAGAAGCCGAGTCGAAGCCGAGCGCTGAGAACGCCTTCCGGGTGTTCCGGCTGAACCAATGGGTGTCGCAGGCGGAGCGCTGGCTTGATATGGCCGTGTGGGACCTGAACGCGGCTCAGCCCGTGTCCAGGGAAGCCCTCAAGGGGCGTTGCTGCTTTGCCGGCCTGGACCTTGCCTCCGTGTCCGACTTCACCGCGTGGGTTCTGCTGTTCCCGGGGTCTCCAGAGGACCCCGACGCGGGCGGGTTCACGGTGCTACCCCGCTTCTGGATTCCGTCGAAGGCTCTCAAGGCCAGGGG